AGTTAACTAACCAACAGTTAGCATTACGTTTATTAAAAAGTGTTGGTATCAAAGGTTATACGTGGAAAGAACTAGCAACAGCAACAGGCTGGCATCACGGCACTGCAAGTGGTGTGCTGTCAGTCTTGCATTTATCTAGTGCAATAGTACGTACATACACAAAACGTAATGGATGTAAAGTATATGTTCATCAAAACTTTAAAGATGAAGTTAAGATAGAACCACGTAAGAAACCAGAAAAGTTTTGTCCGCATTGCGGACATAACGTCAACGCATAGTCCGTCAACTATGCTATGATGGGACAACCAGTGGGCGGTAGGTTTTGGCTCTCTCCTTGTCCTACCCCCGCTGGTATCTAATCAAAGGAGAAGTATGTCGGAAGTAGAAATACCTAGAGATAGATACGGCAGACCAATGGTCGTGCCACCTAAAGGTGGTAAGCCAGTACCATACACACGCACTACTACAGTTGCAGGGTCATTAGATGATGGCACTGCACTAGTAGCGTGGAAGTTACGTATGGCAGCAGCAGGTTTAACATTGCGACCTGACCTGTTGTTAGCCGCATCAGCACAACGAGATAACAAGTTGGAGATGGACAAGTTAGTTGAAGATGCAATGGAAACAGCAGGTGCTACCAAGCAGGCTACAATTGGCACAGCCATACACACACTGACAGAAAAACACGATAGAGGTCAGGACTTAGGTGTTATACCAGAGGATTATGTTGCAGATATACAAGCGTATGCTGATGCAACTAAAGACTTTGAAAATGTAAACATTGAACAGTTCTGCGTATTAGATAAGTACAAGATAGCAGGTACACCTGACCGCATAGTTAGATACAAAGGTGAACTGTTTATATCTGACTTAAAAACTGGTAGCATTTCTTATCCTAATAAGATAGCAATGCAGTTAGCAGTTTACGCACACGGCTTGCCGTATGACCCTGCTACGGCAACCCGTGGCAGTTGGGGTGATGTCAATCAAGATAAAGGAATCATCGTCCACCTACCAGCAGGCTCAGGTAAATGCGAGTTACATTTCGTTGATATCAAAGAAGGTTGGAAGGGTATACAATTAGCAATGAAGGTGAAAGCCTTCAGAGACACTAAGAAAAATCTAGTCACATCAATCAAGGAGTAGTATGTCATCAACAGAAGCACCTATCAGCATTACTGCTAAGACAGCAGCAGGTACACTTGTAACTTTACGTGCAGAAACACCAGAAGACTTGGGCAACTTGGTTGCACAGGGTATCTTTGCAATTGCAGATGCAGTTAAAGAGATTGAACTCAACGTACGTGGAGCAGGTAATGCAGCAATACCACCAGCACCAGCAGTTGGATATGCAGCCAATGCGCTAGGCGGTACAGTAGTAAGCCAAACAACAGCACCAATGGATGGTAAAACAGGACAACGTATGTGTCCTCACGGAACAATGACACGTATCCACGGATTAACAGGTAAGTTTGGTCCATACAAAGGTCACTTCTGTCCAGCACAGCAAGGCGACCCAACCAAGTGCACAACTCAGTACATCAAGCAAAACCAACCTGAATGGAATGTATTCCAAGCAGATCAAACAAAGAACTAAATGAAAACATTACGCCGTAGTATCGGTAAGCCAGAGGTGGGGGGAGAACCATTACCCCCACCTTTTCAGGCTTTCCAACGTGAAGGAATCATTCTGCGTAGAGCAGAAGTCACCGTCATAGCAGGTACTCCAGGCGCAGGTAAGTCATCTATTGCATTACATATCGCAGCAAGACTAAAACAACCAACATTATATTTCTCTGCTGATACTAATGCACATACAATGGCAATGCGTTTGCTTGCTATGAAGGCTAAGATAACTCAGGCTCACGCCGAGTATATGCTCAAGACAGACCCATACAAAGCAGAAGGACTTCTTCGGGAGTTTAGTAATCTTTACTGGTCGTTTGAACCTAGCCCTACCCTCAAAGATTTAGATGAAGAAGTATCTGCATTTGAAACTATGTGGGGTAGAAGCCCAACTCTTATAGTTGTAGATAACCTTATGGATATTGCAATTGATGGGCACGAAGAGTTCGCTGGTATGCGTCAAGTTATGAAAGAGTTAAAGTATCTTGCGCGTGATACCAATGCAGCAGTATTAGTGTTACACCATACGCAGGAAAGTGCGCCAGGTTATCCGTGTCAGCCACGTTCAGCGTTGCAAGGCAAAGTCGCGCAAATTCCAGCGATGGTGTTAACTGTAGGTCAGATGATGCAGGGGCAAGATGCATACTTGTGTGTAGCCGCTGTTAAAAATCGCTATGGTAAAGCAGATCACACAGGTTCTACATATATTTCATTATCATTTGAACCTGGGTCAATGTATTTAGAAGATGTAGTACGAGACTATAGACAACCAGAAATGAGTGTATGATGCCAAAGTATAGAGTTACATACTCACAATATAAAGTAAAAATTATCCGTGCTTCTTCGCTAGAGATAGCAGAAGAACGTGCAAAGAAAGCAGAGACAGGACGTTGGGAACTAACAGAAGTTAGAGACGCACCACAAGAATGAGTAGCGCAGCCAAAGCCAAAGGCTCAGGAGCAGAGCGAGATGTAGTCAAGTACCTCAAGCAATGGTTCCCTTATGTTGATAGGCGATTGGCTGGTGCTACGCTAGACAAAGGTGACATCTCAGGTATACCTGGAGTTACAATTGAAATCAAAAACCACGCGACAATGAAGTTGTCAGAGTGGACAGAAGAGTTGTTAACCGAGATGGCTAACGACAAAGCGTGGACAGGTGTAGTGTGGCACAAGCGCAAGGGTAGGGGAAGTCCTGGCGATTGGTACTGCACTATGCCTGCTCACGTATGGATAGACTTACTAAGGATAGCACTTGGAGAAACCAAGCATTGAAGAATATCTTCATTACATAGGCGCAGCCGTGCCTTCTATGGGCAGCGGCTGGCGCAAAATGAAGTGTCCATTCCACATAGATACACACGCAAGTGCAGCAGTTAACTTTGATAAGAACGCTTTTGTATGCCACGGATGTGGTGTCAAAGGTGATACTTTTTCCCTAATTATGTATAAGGAAGGTGGCGATTATCGTGAGGCTGTCAAATTCGCAACGTCAGTTCTTGCTTCAAGCAACACAGAGATACGCAGGAACGATAGAACTAGCAAAGGAGTATCTGTCAAGCCGTCATCTCTCGGTAGAAGAAGCAAACATATTTCATCTGGGAGTGGTCGCAGACCCTCTTCCAGGTCACGAACCATATAAAGGTAGACTAGCAATTCCATACATCACACCATCAGGTGTAGTTGATATACGATTCCGTGCTATGCACAATGAAGACCCTAAGTATATGGGATTAGTTGGTGCTAAAACTACAATGTTTAATACTAAGGCTTGCTTTGTTGCAGACAAATATATCTGCGTAACCGAAGGTGAGTTTGATTGTATTATGATGGGTGTCAAGACACAACATCCAACTATTGGTATTCCAGGGGCTAACAATTGGAAGCCACACTATGCAAAAATACTAGATGACTTTGAAATAGTAATTGTATTAGCAGATGGAGATGCAGCAGGACTAGAGTTCGGCAAGAAGATAAGTAGAGAACTAGGTAACGTCAATATAATCAGTATGCCAGAAGGCGAAGACGTTAATAGTATGATGGTAAAACGAGGGAGCAATTGGATAGATGAGCGAATCAACGAATGCATTTCCATTGGATGAAAGTATTTGGGAACACATTAAACATATGGACTATACAGTTGGTATACCTGTATCAGAAACGCGTGTCCTTAATATCTTGGGTGCGTTATGCGACATATATGAGACACTAGATAATGATGTAGAGGCAGCCAAAAACTTACTTATAGGACTGGCTGCAATCCTAACATCAGTTAGAGATGACAAAGCAGACCTAGTATTTGAAGAGTTTATGGTGAAAGACACTATGCAAAACTTTGACAAAGGGATTAAGGATATTTTAAATGAAAAACCTTGAAGATGCTAAAGAAATTACAATAGAATTACTTACAATTCTGTACAAAAAGCACCAAGATTATGGTCCAATGAATATAGCAGGAGCACCAGGCGGTGCTATGAATGGGCTACGTGTACGTATGTATGACAAGTTGGCACGGCTATCCCACCTTGGGGATACCGACACGCCGAACTACGAAAGCGTAGAAGATACACTGATTGACTTAGCAAACTATGCCATAATTGGGTTACTAGTCCAACGCGGACAATGGGAAGGTATACCTAATGGTAAACAAAACAAAGCGGGTAGTGGTCCTCAGTGACCTTCAGATACCCTATCAACACGATAAAACCGTAGATGCCACACTAGAATTTATCCAAGATTATAAACCAGATGAACTCTGGTGTGTTGGAGACGAACTAGATGCACCCGAACCTAGTCGTTGGAACAAAGGAATGGCAGGGGAATACGCAGAAACGTTACAAGATAGTATTGATCTAACGCACGACACAATGGCTCGTTACCGTAAAATACTAGGTAACAAGCCATTTTACATTCAACGCAGTAATCATACTGATCGTATTGATACTTATATACGCAAGTATGCACCAGCCTTTATGTCTCTTAAGTCTTTAGAGATTGAAGAACTACTAGGTTATAGTAAATTAAAAATTAATTACTTACATAAAATGCACGAGTTGCTTCCAGGTTGGGTGATGGCACACGGAGATGAAGGTGCACTTAACCGTGCTCCAGGGGCTACCGCATTAAACTTAGCCAAACGATTAGGCAAGTCAGTAGTCTGTGGGCACACGCATCGCGTGGGCTTGCAACACGAAACAACTGGTTTTTATGGCAAGACCAATACTCTATTTGGGTTAGAGGTCGGACATATGATGGATGTCAAACAGGCTAGTTACCTAACATCAGGCAGTGCTAACTGGCAACACGGTCTTGGTATCTTAGTAGAACACAATCGTAAAGTTACACCATTTGCTGTACCCATTGTCAATGGCGAGGTAATTATTCCCTAATGAATTACATTGAAGAGTACAACGAGTTGGTACAGACTCTTGCAGCAGAATACGCACGCAGATATAATATGCTAGAGCGTGATGACATTGGGCAAGAGTTGTGGATGTGGTTTGTTGGGCATCCACGCAAGTACAAAGAGTGGTCTGAGTTAGAACAAAAAGACCGAGATAAACTTATCGCTAAATCGCTACGTAATGCAGCCCTTAAGTTCTGTGAAAAAGAAAAAGCAAAGAAAATTGGGTACGATATGTCCGATTTATACTACTATGACGTGTCAGTTATAGAGGCTTTTCTTCCTTCAATCATTGGGGAGTCTTATGAGATACCCACAAAGATTAAAGATTTAGGCGGAACAGTCAAAACAAGTGAGATTTCGGATGGTAACAATTGGTTATCATTGAGATCAGATATAGCATCAGGCTACTATAAATTATCAGAAACAAAGCAAAACATATTGCGGCTACGCTTTAGCGTAGAACAACCAGACTGGTCATCACTTGGAAAAGAAATGGACAGCACACCAGATGGTGCACGTATGAAAGTGCAACGTGCAATTACTTCTCTCATCAAACATCTGGGTGGATGGCGACCTCAAACAGATGAGGACTCTAAAGTTGAATGACCTAAGAGGAGAGCCAGCATTTGCTTGTATATGTGGTTGCCTAATGTTTAAACTTACCGTGATGTGGGATATAGAATCAAGGGAAGTTTCTTGGTATGACCTTGCTCAAGAATGTAAAGACTGTGGAACTATAACAACTGCACCAACACCAATGGATTGGATGGATTGTGACTAATGCCTGCATACGATTTTAAATGTGAGACTTGCACTACAGTTATAGAAACAAATGAAAACATACCACCTATGTGTACTACTTGTAATGGAACTATGGCACGTGTATGGTCTAGCGTAGCCATTAAGTTTAACGGTCCAGGATTTTATTCAACAGGGGGATAAATGTTTAGACCCAGTGATACACCTAATTGCGAGTCAACAGATACCGAATTGTTTTTTGTGCCAGATGGACAGGGTACTTATACAGAAATAAAAGCACTTAAAACTATTTGTGGTAACTGTATTGTTAAAAAAGAATGTCTTGACTATGCACTTAAGTATAATGTAATGGGTTACTGGGGTAATACTACTGAAGGTCAACGCAATAAGTTAAGAAATGTACTTAGTATAAAACCAATGCCTTTATACCTGACGTACCAATAAAAAAAGACCCCCGCCAGGTAGGTTAATTTACCTGAGCGGGGGCTTATAATATATAGATTTACTTTTTAGTAATACCAAACTCTTTTGCTGATGGGTCAAGTGCCTTAAGAATTGGACCTACTAGACCAGCAACAAAAGCAGATGCTAATGTCTTAGGGTCGTGTACGCCAGTCATATACAAACCAGCAGCCACTGCTGCTGCAGAGCGTAGATATGTTAAAGCAATCTGTTTAATTTTTTCTTGATTCATTTGGGGATTCCTTTACTTTAGTTTCATCTTGATTACGCGTGCCTTTACCTGTTCAGGTGTTTCTACTATTTCAAAATGCATATCATCTTTGCGAGTCTTATAGGTGTAGCCAGCACGCAACCCATATTTCTTGCAAAGAATATCTAGTGTCTTGCGCTGCTCAGAAGTAAAGGTATTTTCTTTTCCAAGCGGATGCTTAACTGCATTAAGATCAATAGCCGTACCAGATGAGTGGTTAGATAAGTTTTCTGTCTGACCACGAACCTGACGGTATGCATACGACCAGTCATCAAACTCCCCCTCTTCAAGGGGTTCAACGCTAACGTGAAACTCAGCAGCAAATGCTGCTAATACTGGACCACATATCTCGTTGCACTGTAATCTAATCTTTGTTCCAGCAACAGGGAAATGTTTAATCTTAATTGCTTCTTTATCTTTAGATGCTACCCATCCATTTTGACTATACTCAACTGTCATTTGTCTTCCTTTGGATTGCGTAGTGGATAAGTAATTGCCCACGCGATTAGTGTTCCACCAATTGCATAACCAACTACTGTTTTGGCTGAACCATCAAGGACAACCCAGGCAATAAACATACCTAGTAAAGTCCATAGTTGTTCAACCATATCTTTAATTACTTTCATTATGGTTTCCTCCTATAGGCTGCTGCTGCTCCTGCCATACTTGCTGCATTAACTGCAGCCTGTCCAGCAATAACCGATGCGACAATGATTTTTTCTGATTCTTCTCTTTCTTCATCTGACATATCAGCACCGATGCTTGCAATTGCAAGAAGGGCTTGCCCTGGGTTGGTAAAGATTGCTTCAATAAGAGCGGCTGGACTTTCAAGTACTACCAATGCAGCAGCAACTTCGGCTGTAATAACAACCTCATTGCCATTCTCGTCTTGACGAACTTCAACTGGTGTCTCAGCAGGCAAGTCAGCATAAGTAAGACCTGCATCTGCAATCGCTTGGGCTGTAACTGGTTTGCCACCTGCTGCTTCAATCAATGCTTCTGCTATTACTTCTCGTTCTTCTGGTGTAGAATTTTCCGTAGCCACAACTGGTGGTTCAGGTTCTTCAACAGGAGGTTCAGGTGCAAGTTCAGGAGCAGGTTCAGGAATTACAGGAGCAGGAACTTCCTCAGCAGGAGGTTCTTCTGCCTCCGCAGGAGGCTCTTCTACAGGTACAGGAGGTTCTTCCTCTTCTACGGGTGCAGGAGGCTCCTCAACAGGAGCAGGTGGCTCTTCTACGGGCACTGGAGGGGCTTCTGGCTCTGGTTCAGGAGCAGGTTCAGGCTCTACTTCAGGTTCAGGTTCGGGTTCAGGAGTAGGTGATGGTTCAACAATTTCTGGTGGTGGCGGTACCACTACTGGTTGGGGCTGGATTACTACTACTGGTTCTGGCTGAGGTTCGGATGGAACGGGTTCAGAAGGAGCAGTTGAAGTCTCGGAAGGAGCAGTAGGTGTCTCCGCTATGGTTACTGTTTGCGTTTCTTCTGGGCTGGGTAGTGGCTCAGGTTCAGGAGAAGGCGTTAAAACAGGAGTTGCAGTCTCAACTACAAGAGTCGCAGACTCGCTTGGAGTTGGAGAAGGTGAAGGTTCGGGAGCAACACTTGGCTCTGGGCTGGGACTTACAGTAGGGGCTGGTGCTATACCGTTATAGTATCTGCCAGCACCTGTGTAGTTATCGCTAATGTAAGTTGTCCATTGACCAATAAATCCACCTTCACAAAACAATTTTGCTATGTCACCTTTACCATTAAAGTAAGAGTTGTCTGCATCCCACCCAGTAAGTGCGGTATAAGTTTCACCAGCAGGGTTGGCGCAAATAATTGTTACATTTCTAGCCATTAACTCTAGTGGCACCGCCTCTGCTTTAGGCATAAATAAAAAAGAAGTTCCTAATACAAGAAACCAAACTGCAAGTAAACGGGGAAATTTCACTTGTGCCTTTCGGGTTAGTTAATCGTCATCCTCATCATCTTCATAAGGAATAGCAGTTGGATCTTTACTTGGTGTCCAATCAGGTTGCGGATATGGTGCAGTGCTCATTAGTTTTTCTCACATAACATTCTATAAATATCATCAACGCGAGTTTCAACTCGGTTGAGTCGGTCAGATACACTGCTGCCACCATTGGGCTTAAGTTCTGCTAGATAGTGTTTAACCATCCAGCGAATCATAAGTGCAAATGCACCTATAAGGGATGTGATTGAGAGAGCAAATGCAGCCCAATCTTGTGGTGTCATAGTGTTATACCGTTCTGATAGTTATATTTATAACTCCACCAAAACCATCAAACCGCTTATCAGGTGGTGTCATACGAGTGAATGTAACTTGCTGTATTACCGCTTGCTGTGATTCTCCTGTTGTCAAGTCTTGCCAAGTCAAAACATCACCTGTCTTTTCAATTTCTTCTAGCAGTTGCATACGTGCGTATGCTCTGCCTTCATAACCTACAACAGTATTAAATCTATCGGTTTCTATATCAAAACAAAAAACAGGAAACTGAATTATACGTTGGCGTGGTGTAGCAATAGTTGCTTTAGCCTGATAACCCTTAAAGATAGGACCTAAAGTAGTATCTGTAGTATCACGGTCAAATGTAAACTTATATGCAAGAAACTCTTGCGCTACTTCAGGTTGACTTGTAGTTACTTCTACTGGATTTACTTCAAGACCATAACCTATATGGTCATACTGAGTATCAGAACCACCTGCATTTGTAGCAAGAGATGAAAGCGTAAGAGTGCCAGATGTAAATGTACCGCGTGCAATAAGACGTTTATAATTCTTAGGTTCCAAAGTAGAAAATCTAATCTTACCTGTAGTTATAGAACCAGATGATGCTAAAACTGTAGTTGACTGAATGGCTATACCATTACTGCCTGATGTAGTAAAGGCTATCTGGTCTGTATTGCCTACAAAATCTACGCTAGTAGCATAGCCAACAACAGTACTAAGATAAGCATCTTTAGCATAAGCAAAACGTAAAGTTTCAATTTCTGTACCTAAGTCAACACGATATAAACCTACACAATTATTAATTGTACCTGTAGCCCATACAAATCTATCACGAAAAGCAAAGTCACGGACACCGTTAGCATCTTCAAATATAAGTGGACCATAAAACAAGTCACCAGTTGTATCTGAAATACTAGCCACACGCATACCTTTATTGGTACCAATCATTAGGTAATTAAGGTACGACTCAATCTTGTAAACTATCTCGCCGATAGGAAGTTGTGCTGCTACAATCCCTGATGTCAGGGTAGGCATAGAACCAGCAGTAGCAGTAGTTAAAACAAACTTATAGATGGCGGAGTTTCCGCCAGCATATCCAGAAGCATAGATGGCAGAGCCACCTTCAGATATAGATGACCATATCCAGGCAGTATTAGGATGTGTGTAATTAGGGGTAGCAGGTAATGAAAGTGCGCTACCAGTAGCACCAGTTAATTCATATATTTTATTTTCTACAGCACCAACAAGACGTTGTTTAACCCAAGCAAGAGTGGCACGTGTGCCAGTTACATAGTATTCAGTCCAGCCAGTAGATGCTGCGTTAATTGGACCCACGTAAATATGATCATTGTCAGCAGCAAACAAGCGTGTGCCATCTGTTACTACCGCAGTATCTAGTATATTACCTAGGTTAGTGGGAGCATAAGTTGTTACAACTGTGCCGTCTGCTTGAAAAGATTTTATTGTAGTAGAGCCAGGAATATATCCAACAACTACGTTGGTACTACCAGATACTCCAGAGATAAGTTTGTAGACACCAGTTGTAACACCAGACATATTGGCTGTCTCTTTAAGCAGAGTAGCCTGTCCTTTAGTCCATACATCTACATTGTCTGAGTCAGCAAAACGGTGAGCAACCGTCTCACCTGCAGATGGGTCATAGAATTTAATGCCTGTGCCATTGTGAAAAGAAGACTGGCTTCTTAGCCACCAACCAGTAAGCGACTGCTCACCTGGTTCTGCACCTATATCTTGTTGTTCTTTATTAAAAGGTGCAGTCTGACGAATGTATGGGCGTTCATCATTAATAGCATAAAAGAATGGCAAGCCACCTATTGCTACATCATATGCTTCATTGGTGTTTTGCCAAGTAGAAGTAGATGAAACAATACCTAAGTCAACAGCAATAGACCGACCAATACTAGCAGTTGTAGAGCCTCTACCTTCGGTTATATCTCTAGTTGCCACTGCATCTCCTTAGTATATTTGTAATTCTGTTTCGTCTATTGCATCATCTATGTCCCACATAAGTGGAACTAAGTCAGTTGTAAGTGTGTCCATTATTCAATTACTGGTGCAGGAACTAGTCTAGGAAAAAATACTCCGCCATCAATGCCGTTGTTGTAATCCCAACCATCTGTATAATCAATATATTTGTCAGGGTTAGCAGCAACTACTTCATCTTCTACGCCAACAATAATATTGACTACTTTGTTATTTTCAATTACTGCAAATGTACGCATTTTTATCTCCTATAACCAGTATTCAATATCAATTTTACCAGAGCCACCAGAACCACCAACTGAAGCGCCGCCAGTTCCACCTGCACCACCGTTGCCACCAAATGCACCTGTTGCACCAGAACCTGCACTAGTGGTGGCTCCACCTCCAGCACCACCACCTCCGCCTGCTGCAGAAGTAGCGCCAGTAAATGTTGTTGTTCCACCAGTTCCGCCTTGACTATTACCACTACCACCGCCACCTGCTGCTCCAATGGCGTAAGTAATTGTGGCTCCAGGAGTTGTAGATAATGTTGAATGAATGTAAGCGCCGCTTGTTCCGTTTGTAGCAGGCGAGATGTTGTTGCTTGTGTAACCACCGCCGCCACCGCCACCGCCGCCTAATAGACTTACATTAAGATAAGTAACTCCAGCAGGCACCGTGTATGAAGTGCCAGATGTTAGGGTTGTGCGAAACATCGTTTTGCTAACAGTTGCAGGATATGTTGATTGACCCATTATACTATCTCCACTCCACTGATATGAAAGTTAACTGTTATTGCTGATGCAAGACCAGCGATAATTTTAGTTGTTGCAAGTACTTGCTTTAAGTCAAACATTGCTGTTGAGTTAGCAGCAATTGCTACCGTTGTAAACAGCGCCACACCATCAAGTGTTAGCGTAAACGTAGCAGCAGATGCTGCTGTATTGGTTACTACAATGTTTGTAATAACTGCTGTAGTTGATGCTGGTACTGTATATAGTGTTGTGCTTGATGTTGCTGCTGCTGTTCTAGCCAGCGCCTTAGTTGTTGTAGCCATTAGTTACTACCCTTTCGATTGTTGTTGTTAAATTGTTACTGCGCCTGTGCCTGCAGTAAATTTGTAATACTTATATCCGCCAGTTACATATCTTGTATATGTTAATGTACCAGCAATAGATGTTAAATCAGGATTAGAATCTAAGTACCTCATAATTACAATACCTGAACCACCTGCACCACCTGCTCCATAACCATCACCTGACCAACCACCGCCTCCACCACCTCCGCCAGTATTATTGGTTCCAGCAGTTGCGGTAATTTTTGGTACACCTGATGTTCCGCTTTGCCCGCCAGCGCCGCCGCCGCCTGTACCACCAAGTCCACGATAGTTGTCTACGGCTCCAGCGCCGCCTCCACCTGCGTAGTATCCGCCATCTCCTGAAGAAGTAGCAGTTGCCCAAGTGGACCAGGTATTAAGACCAATCCCACCATAACCGCCAACAGATAAGGCTCCAGTACCTGGGTCATTGCCTGCTTTACCAGCAGCCCCTGCACCACCACCACCACCACCGCGATAGTTAGTGTTTCCACCTACGCCACCTGCGTTGCCGTAACCAATGCCACCATTGTTTGATGTCTGAGTACTTGAACCTCCTGGGCTAACAGTTTGACCTACACCGCCACCAGAACCACCATTTTTGCTTGCACCACCACCACCAAATGCTTGTCTTAAACCAAAGAATGAATCAGAACCATTTGTTCCAGTAGTCCCACCAGTACCACCACCACCAACTGTTACAGTAAGAGAACTATTTAAAGTAAGAGCAGTTGCTTCACAATAAAGTATTCCTCCCGCACCTCCACCAACAGTTTCTAATCCGCCCCCACCGCCTGCAATTAATAAAATATCTGCTAAAAGAGTGCCTGGACCAAAGATGCGTAACCCACCAAAACCACTAGCAGAACTACTTGCCCTAGAAGCAATTAGAGGCATTATTAAATCTCCCTTAAGCGAATTTAGTTTGTGTTTCTAAGACCGTAAAGGTCGCAGATGCTGTTTTAATAATTGTAAATGAGTAAGCATCAATAGATGATGCGTTGCCTGCTGTAATTGCTGCTGGAACCTTTGGAGTTACACCAGTTCCATCAATTTGAATTACGTTTGGATAGTAAGCGGTTGTTCCGTTGGTATTCATCCATACTACTGTAAGTGAATCACCCGTGTTCATAAAAGTATTTAATGAAACGGTGGCTGAATATCTAATGTTAAGCGTGTGGTTTGCCGTTGCATTTGTTGTGTAATACCAAATTGAAGCAGTTCCCACATTAAAGTTAATTGTTCCAGTTGCTGCAGAAGCAACAACATTTACATCTTCGTTTAAACCTCTAACTATGTTATCAACTAAAGTTCCAGTTGCAACATTAGATGAGTTAAGACCATTATTAACTGCCGTATTCACGGTAGGACTTGTAAGAGTTTTGTTAGTAAGCGTGTCTGTCGTTGTTCTACCAACTAAAGTATCAGTTGCGGTTGGAAGCGTGACTGTGCCTGTATTAGATATTGAAGAAATAATAGGAGTTGTTAATGTTTTGTTGGTAAGAGTCTGTGTTCCTGTCAGTGTAGCAGCAGTAGATGATGCAGCCTTAGCATCTATCTGTGTCTGGATAGCAGAGGTAACACCATCTACATATCCAAGTTCTGTAGCAGATACGGCAGCAAATGCTGCTGCGGAGTTGGCTAGGTCTCTTGCTTTAGTCATTAGTATGCTCCCATTATGTTCATTATATTTTGCTCTTCATTCAAAGATGCAACACTTGCAGAAGTTGCATATGTTGATAAGTCAATTGCAGCCCATTTAAGACCAGTACCTGCAGTTGAGTCTGCTTGGAGATACTGTCCATTAGTTCCAACACCAAGTCTGCCTACTGTATCAGCAGCAGTACCTACAACTAAGTCACCCTTAGCATCTACTACAGATTGAGGTATGTCAGTTACTACGCTAAGTGCGGTAAAGGTAATAATCTCTAACACATCAGATGCTGTAAGGGCAGCAAGAGCGGTAATACTTGTGCCATTAGTTGCTGTGTAATCTGTAGTGCGTACTAAAAGAACACCGTTAAGGTATACCTGCTCATTACCAGCAATGTATGCAAGAGTCTGAGAAGATGCATCAGCACCTGATACAGATGTTTCTCCACCAGCAGCAATAAACTTATAGCGATAGATAGCAGCAGATGAAGAGATAGAAGTCCACGCAGAACCTGACCAAACAAGCATTGCGGCAGATACAGTATTAAAGTAGAGAGCACCAGTAATTAAAGAGTTACCATCATTATCTAAGGTTGGGTTTGATGCATAAGCACCAAGGTATCTATCATCAAATGAATCATATGAAGCAGCAGCAGCGGCAGCACTTGCTGCGGCAGCAGTAGCAGAACCAGCAACGGTATCTACATACGCCTTTGTAGCAGCGTGTAGGTTAACTGTAGGAGCACCCGATAGGGTGAGCGCACCAGTCATAGTTGAACCAGACTTAAGTACTAGAGAGTCATAGAATGTTCCGCCTGCTTGAATCTGAGTTGCTATCTCACCAAGAGTATCTAATGTGCCAGGGGCTGAGTTAACAAGGTTAGCAATAGATGTATCTACATAAGCAGTAGTTGCAGCATCTGTTGTGTTAGCAGTAGGTGTTCCAAGTCCTGTAATTTTTTGGGCGTTAAGAGCAACAGCAGCAGTAGGTGCAGCCATCTGGTCTAAGCGAGATGTGCGTACCTGTGTGTCAAAGTCTGAAACAGTTGCTGCAAGTTGTGTGCCAGTATGATTAGCCCTAGCGTATGGGTCTGTAACCATCTTGGCTGCAGTAATAGTTGCATTAGCAATATCAGTAGCAACAATAGTTCCATCTACTATATCTGCAGAAGTAATAGTTCCGTTAAGGTTTAATTTGCTATAGGCAATAGCAGCAGAGGCATTAATATCTGCGTTAAGAATAGTGCCATCTAAAAGCATTGTACTAGTTACTGTGCCAGTATCGCTAGTCTTGACCAAAGTAGCACTTGATGGAATTGTAGTTCCATTGATGCTAGTGGCTGTAGCCACACCAAGTACGGGTGTTACAAGAGTAGGGCTAGTAGCAAATACATTTGCTCCTGTACCAGTTTCGTCTGTAAGTGCAGCGGCTAAATTAGCACTGGATGGAGTAGCAAGGAATGTGGCTACGCCAGTACCAAGACCAGCAACACCAGTTGATACTGGAAGACCAGTAGCATTAGTAAGGACACCAGAAGCAGGAGTGCCAAGCGCTGGAGTAGTAAGAACGGGGCTAGTTAAAGTTTTGTTAGTTAGAGTCTGGGTACCTGTAAGAGTTACTGCTCCAGTAATTGTATTACTTGCAGTATCAATTGTTTTATTTGTAAGTGTCTG